CTATGTCGGGCTCGATTTCGGCCGCAACCCGGCGTGCGTGCTCGGGCAGCGCGTCAACAATCGCTGGCGGATCTTCGGCGAGCTGGCCGCGCATGACGTCGGCGCGTCGATTTTCGCCCCGCTGGTCAGCGCCTACCTCACCCGCCGCCTCGGCAACTGGTCAGTGGCGAAGACGCTGGAAGCCAGGCGCAACGGTTCGGGCGTCTACGAAGTCGAGGACGATTTCACGGTCGAGTTCTACGGCGACCCGAAGGGCCAGGACGGAACGCAGGCCGACGAAACGACGGCCTATGATGTCTTCGCCGCAAACGACATGCCGGTGCGCGCGGCGCCGGTGAGGAACAACCACATCCTGACCCGCATCAACGCGGTCGAAAACGCGATGATCGGCATGGAGCAGGGTTCGCCGCGCTTCCTGGTGTGTGCGACCAACTGCCGGACGGTGAAAGTCGCCTGCGAGGGCGGTTATCACTTCGCCCGCATCAAGGGCACCAGCAACCACAAGCAGGAACCGGAGAAGGATCGCTACTCCGATATCGCCGACGCGCTCCAGTACATGATGCTCGGCGGCGGCGAGGGACGCGCGGCGATCGGTAGGGAGCACCGGGGCACAGGAAAGCCGGTTTCGACACGGCCGGAGAAGAAATCGAGGCGCCGCGGTGGAGTTTGAAGGGTCCTTTCGTCTGTCGGACAGCGAGCCGCTGGAATGGTTTGTCGTCTTCCATCGGAAATCGACGCGATGGTGGGTCAAATGGCTCGCCTGGGGCAAATACGAGCACGTCTCAGCCTTTGCCGAGGTAAAAAAGGTTGGGATTTGGCTGTTTTTCGACGTGATGGTCAGCCGAATCCGCATTCTCGCCGTCCCGAACGATCGAGCCGACTTCATGCTGGGCCATTACAGCCGTGAAGGGCTGGTCGTGCGCATGATGGCCCCTATTCCTGCCGACGAAGGGATGAAGCTTCGGCCCGGCTTCTGGTGCGTGCCGGCAGTCGCTCATCTGCTCGGCATCAAGAGCTGTGCTTTGCGTCCCGACACGCTCCTTCGCCATTGTCTCGCCAATGGTGGAACGATCGTGGTGAAGGACGATGTTTGACGAGCCCGAGGAAGATCCGGAACTGAAGCGCCAACGTGAGCAGGCCGAAGCCGAGAAGATCGACGCCCTGCGCGAGCGCGTCAGTTCCAAGACATCGCAATCCGCGCGTCTGTTCGGCTCCCGCTGGGCCACTTCCGGCGCTTCGGGCGTGCCTCTCCTGACCGGAACCTGACATGGCCGGCAAGCCCGCCGACAAGCCCAAGGAGGCGGCGGCCAAGTTTCCGGATGCCTCCATCACCAAAGACTGGCTCGCACGTCTGGACGAGGCGCGCGCGCAAAAGTCGCTTGTCGAGGCTGATCTCCGTGAAGCCTACTTTTTCACCCGGCCCCGCATGTCCCGGCAAGTGTCGTCGCGCTCGGGAAATGCGTTCAAGAAAATCGAGGAAGACGCTGCCGCCGAGCTTGCCACCTCTATCGGCTCGGAAGTCTCGGAAGATTTCGCGACGGAAGTGATCGCCGCATTCTTTCCGCCCAACACCAATTGGGCAGAATCGACCGCCGACGCGGCGATACTCGCGGGCCTGGAAGATGCTCAGATCGAAGAATTCAAGGGCGTCGTAAAAGAGGCCGACGACAAGATTTTCGCGGCAATCCGCACCTCGAACTTCACCTCGGAACTCGGCGTGGCCCTCGATCCTGACGCAGGTGTCGGCACCATCGGGCTCTGGATCGATGCTCCTGGCGCCGGCCGGCCGTATCAGGTCGAGCACGTGCCGGCACGCGAGCTGGAGTTCAACGTCGATCCGAACGGCGATCCGGGCGACCGCTTCCGTGTCCGGCATGTCCGCGGCGACAAGCTGAAGTCGATCATCGGCAATACTGCGATCAAGGAAAAGACCCGGGAGAAGATAAAGCGCTCGCCAAAGACGATCATCGAGGTTGTCTGGTGCTTCGGCAGGGATTGGGACAAGCCGGAGGATGACGTCTACGACCACGTTTTGATGGTCGACAAGGAGGCCGTTCACGCCGCGCAACTGACGGGCGAAGGCTGTCTCCCGCTGATCATCATGAGACTGTCGCCGGACAAACTGCATTCGTGGGGCAATGGGCCGGCGATCAAGTCTCTGCCGGATTTCCGAGTGCTCGACGTGATCACGGCTGCGACGCAGGATCGTGTCGACATCGCTATCGCGCCGCCGATCGGCTACCCCGATGATGGCGTGCTTGATTTCGAGGGCGGCATCGAATCCGGCAAGGCCTACCCGATGCGACCGGGCAGCGGCAAGGATATCGCGAAGCTCTATTTCGAGGGCAATGCCGATCTCGGCTTCTACACCGCCACCGATCTGGAACGGAAAATCCGCCGCAAGTTCTTCGCCGACTATCCGGAGCAGAAGGGCGACACGCCGCCGACGGCAACGCAGTGGATCGACGAAATGGTCCGCGCGCAGCGGCGCATCGGTACGCCGGGGACGAAGTTCTGGCGCGAAGGCCCGTACAACATCTTCCGGCGCTTCTCCTACCTGCTGGAGAAAGACGGGCTTCTTGAGCCCGTGACGCTGAACGGCTCGCCGGTTGCGCTGACGCCGAACAACCCGGCGACACAGGCGCAAGACAACCAGAAACTCCAGGTCGCATCGCAGGTGCTCTCAATGGTGAAGAGCTATTTCCCGATGACCAGTCAGGCGGCGATCGACGAACTGCGCACCATCGAAAAGATCAAGACGCTCATGAAGGACGAGATCATCGTTCTGCGTGATGCCGGTGTGGTCGAGGATCTCGTGCGCCAGGTTCTCACGTCCGCTGCGCCAACCCCAGCAGGAGAAGGTGATGCTTCGAGTCCCGCGGCTTAGCGACGATGACGTGAAGGTCGCGTTCCGCAAGATTCTGCGGCTTCCCGAGGCTCTGCCGGCGCTCGCTGCGCTGCATGGAATTGTCGACGAAATCGGCCCTGACGAGACCTGTGCTTTGCACGCTCACAATGCCCGCCGCAAGTTCGCGTCCGAATTAGTCGCGATGGCTTACGCAACAGAGGAATCGGACAGCAGCGATGGCGCCGAATACGCAACTGGACAGGAAAACCGCATATCCCGAAGGGGCAGCAGTGGATCTCGGAAAGGGCGTCGTCATGGCCCGACCGGGTAGCCTCGCCTTCCTGGCAGTCGGCCTCGGCCCGCGCATGGTATTCGCGCCGGAGGGCATTGCGGACATCGGAAGTGGCGATGGTGGCGCGGGCCAGGGCGGCGGAAAGCCGGAAGGCGGAAAGCCCGAGGGTGGCAAACCCGAAGGCGAGAAACCGGACGGTGGCAAACCAGCCGAAAAGCCTGTCCGGCCCGATTGGCTCCCGGAAACGATCTGGGACACCGACAAGGGTTTCAAGAAGGATGACTTCGATTCTCTCGTCGCTCTGAAGGCCGAAACGGACTCGCGCAAGGCGTCGGTCCCTGCCGAGGCGGGGAAATACGAGGTCAAGCTCCCGGCCAGTTTCAAGATGCCGGAGGGCGTCGAACTGAAGGAAGGCGAGAGCCTGATCAACGAGGCCGATCCGCGCGTCGCCGCGCTGCGGGATTGGGCTCACAGCCAGGGCAAGACCCAGCCGGAATTCGAGGAGCTGCTCGCCTTCGGCGCGAACATGGACATAGCGGAGCGGGGACGCCTGAAAGAGGCGGTGACCGCTGAACGCGAGAAACTCGGTGGGCGTGCGGTCGAACGGATCAAGTCTGTCACGACGTGGCTCGATGCCAAGCTCGGAGCGGAAGATGCGGCGAGCCTGCATTCGATGATGTTCACGGCGAAGCAGATCACTGCATTCGAGCGGCTCATGCAGCTCAACCGGGGAGACGTACCGGGGCGACCCGGTGCAAGCCGCGACGCGAAGCCTGCTGAAATATCCGATGAGGACTGGAGCAAGATGTCCGCCACGGATCGTATCAACCATGCCCGCCAGGCGGCTGGCCGACGGTAAGAAGGAAATACCGAAATGCCTCTCATGACCCTCCCCGAATACGCCAAGGGCCTCGAGAAGACCAACATTGCCCGACCGCTGATCGAGGCGTTCGCGGAGCAGTCCGACATCGTTGCGGCGCTGCCCTTCGAAACCTTCACCGGCGGCAGCTATGAAGGCTACAAAGAGGTCGACATCGGCCAGGCGTCTTTCCGCGCCATCAACGAGCCGGCCGGCACGTCCCTCGGCAAGATCGCTCCGTATCAGGAAGCGTCCTTCCCAATCGACACCATCCTCAAGGTCGACAAGGCAATCCTGCGCCGTCACGGCATGGAGCGCCGCGGTCGCGAGGAGGCCATGCAGATGAAGCGTCAGTCGACGCTCTTCACCGATACCTTCATTGCCGGCGACAACGCCAGCAACCCGAAGGAATTCAGCGGCCTCAAGGCGCGCTGCACCGTCGCGAATGGCCGGCGTCTGACCAACTCGGCGGCCTCCGGCGGCGGAGCCCTCTCGCTCTACAATCTGGACAAGGCGATCAACAACACGTCGAACCCGACGCACGTTATTGCCGGCCGCGACCTGCTGCCGCGATGGATCCAGGCAGCCCGCGACACGACCATTTCGGGCTTCGTGATCCAGTCGTGGGATGAGGTCGGCACGCCGAAGATGACCTATGCCGGCCTGCCCATCCTTTTCGGCTACCCGAAGGACAGGCACAGCGCCCTGCTGCCCTTTAACGAGGTCGGCTCCGGCGGCGGCTCGGCCGTAACCACGTCCATTTTCGTCGCCTCGTTCGGCGAGAACGGTGTTCATGGCATCCAGCTCACCAACCTGAATGCCCGGGACATGGGCCTGCTGGAGGACGCGGTGAACTGGGGCACCAACGTCGAGTGGGACGTCGGCATCGCGATCGACAACGACTTCGCGGTGACGCAGCTCACCTCCATCACCGACGCGGCCTTCGTCAAGTAACGGCGGCGAGAACAAGGAAAGGACAAGGCCATGGGCCAGCGTTTTTACAATCAGGACAAGGAACTGATCTTCGCCGACGGCGCTGCCGCAGTCGTGGCATCCGGCGCCGGCCAGGTCGCTTCCGCCGACAAGATCATCGATCTCGGTGCCGGTCGCTTCGAAGGCGTGATGCTCTTCGACGTTTCGGCGGTGAAGATCTCGGCCAACGACGAGCTCTACCGTCTCGCCGTGCAGGGCTCCAACGACGCGGGCTTTGCCTCCGGCGTCCAGTGCCTCGCGATGATCGATCTCGGCGCGACCGAAGTGCGTGACGGCGGCGCCATCGACTCCGTCCTCGGGCGCTACGAGGTGCCCTTCTGCACTGAGCAGGCCAATGTGGTCTACCGATATGCCCGCGTCTACGCGTTCACCAACGGCACGTCGGAATCGATCACCTACAAGGCTTGGTGCGCGACCAAGTACTGATGTCGAGAGCGATGCGGAGAAGCTGAACGATGCCGAACAAGGTCACGATCTACCACAAGGAACAGGGCGCGGTGGAAATGTGGGCGGTCGACGCCAACAACGCGCTGCGCAGCCATTCGGCCGAATGGTCCCAGAAACCCTGGGCGAAGGCCGAAGAGCCGAAGGAAGCCAAGGACCAGAAGGACAAGTCCGGCAAAACCGACGGCGGCAAGAGCTAAGGCGCGTCGCTTCCATCGCGGCCGACGCGCCAAGGAAGAGGCCCGGGGTTTCGGCTCCGGGCCTTTTCATTTCTGCCTGTGCTTTGCGGTCAGGCCTCGCCTGCTTCAGCGTGCTCCATCATGGACAAGCTGACGGTCATCAATAACGCTCTCTCGACGACGGGAAACTCGACGGTCAACATCCTCTATGACCCGTCGGACGAATACCGCGTTTCCGATCTCGGCTTCGATCGCGCCATCAAGACGC